GCTGTACTATCCCCTATCCCTAAATCCCAAAAGGTATCTACTTTGCACATGGGATCATAAGGCACATTGCAGATACGCTTTTCTTCCAAAGACTCTTGTAAAATCTTCCCATAAATTGCACCAGGCACATTCGCTACCCAACTACACTCAAACTCTTGTTCAAACTGATCTGCTGTCATCATAGCTCGTGCAGCATCTAATTCTTCAGCATCAACAATCTTTGTATCACTTGCTCGATACAATGCCGTAAACCAATCATCTTGGCCCTGGGCTGCCTCATACATATCATAAAAAGCATTATGCCCTCTGGGCGTTCCAAAAAAACAACACCAGCCTTTTCTATCCGATAATGCTGGTCTTATAATCTCTGGAAACAAACTTTCTGGACAATCTGCCATTTCATCAATTACACACCCATCAAGATAAATCCCTCGCAGCGTATCTGGATTTTCGGATCCCAATAACTGAATCCTGGCCCCATTCGGTAAATCTGCTCGCAGCTCCGTTTCGTGAAACCTAGTCATAGGTATTGCACCAGCAAACTGTTTTAAATAATCCCAAGCAACATTTTTTGCCTGGCGATAGGTCGGTGCTATAAATGCAAACCTGGGATTTGGCTTTTCACATAAAATTGCATCTCGTAATAAATGATTTATCGCACACACTGTTTTTCCAAAACGCCTATGGCTTACAATAATGCTCCATCTATGCTGCCTTACTTTCTCGTGTATTTCTGCCTGCAATTTTCTGGGTGCATAAGGGATATGGATCTTTGTCAATGTAAGTCCTTTTGGATTGGGAACATTTAGTATATACAGCAAACCCAGGCGATTTGGGGGTGGTCGGTGTAAAAAATTCTAAAAAATGCCTGGAAACACTGGGGCTGGGAGCTGTAAACTCCCATTACTTTCTAAATATTCTGCCAGTTTTAACCAGGTAGTGCCAGGATTGGTGCCAAACTATTATAAATTATGCAGCATTAATAATTATTTTTGTTTTTCGTGTGCGAGCTGTGCCACTTTGACAGATAACTGGAACCGAATCACAACAGAAAACTAGGATATACTGGCACTATCCCAGGTTAAAGTAATACTTCCAGACGCTTCTTTATTGGTATCTTCTACCTTGTTTCTTAATCCCAATGGTGCTAATTGGCGAATAAACTTGTCTTTTGTATCTACTTCTAATCTTCTTCGCTGCACTTCTGCCATAGCAAGCTTGGGATCTGTTGGAAGTTCTTTCTCTACCAGGTCAATACAATCTTCTCTTATAAATTCAGCTTGAATAGCCCGGGCTTGTCGATACTTAATATAATGCTCTTCATTCTCCTGGAAGAATCTTCCAAGCGTTCTACGGCTAGGAAGATCTGGGTTAGCTCTACAGATCTGCACCAAGCTGCAGCCCTCAATCAATAAATTATAGATTTTTTTTAAATGTTTATCTGTAACTTTTCTTCTTGCCATGTAAAACCTATGTAAAGGCCCAGGATTTTTATGTCCTGGGCTTGTTTTTGGGGAAAACAATTATTTAGTAAATGAAACTGTACTACTAAGCTAGAAGTAAAAAGAAGATAGAATTACTTAGTAATACATTACTGCGTTACAATGTACTACATTACTATGTACTACTTATAACCAAGTTTAATAAAATTTTTACCCTTTCTGCAACATTCCGTCAATCTTTTTTTAATATTTTTCATCAATTAAATTTTTTATTGTATTAAGGCTATTGACATTTAACGTCAATACAACTACATTAGAATTGTATGGAAAATAAATTGTCAAAATCAAATATGAAAAGAAAGAAAAATGAATTTTTTAGAAGAAAATTTTGAGTTTTTAAGTTTTTTAGAAGATGAAAATTATAAAACATTAGAAGTATTCAAGTCTATTGATGCACTAGCAAAAGAGCTATATGAAAATGAAAAAATTATAAGTGATGATATTGTTTTTGAACATATTAATTTTATAGGCGACTATAAAGGTGCTGGTGTAATTAAACACACAATTAGAGATGATGTCTTAGGTAAATATCGTATTCTAAAATCAGGTCAAGTTGAACTTTTATGGAAATAGGAGATAAGAATGAAAAACAAAATGACAAAGTTTAAATATGAAAAAGATCTTTTCGATCTTCAAGACAATTACCAGACAGAACCAGGCGAAAGACAAACTGACCTGGAAATGATCATAGAAGAAAAAGAATCATTAACAACAACGGAGAAAAATAATGCCGAAAGATACACAACTGGCAGAAAAAACAATTATTAACAACGCTACTTGTTTTGATACTGGCGTTGAAGTGGACAATTATCCCTGGGGATATACTCTTAAAACCAAGAGAAGATACTGGGTAGAAACAAAGAAAGGCAAAGGTCAGAGGTTTTGCTATGCAACACTTAATCCAAAAAATGGTAAATGGTGCAAGCCTAAATGCTCAACGTATGAATCTATCATTTTAATCACAAAAGATCTTAACACTGGTTATATTTCAAGCGTTGGTCTTGGTAAGTATAGTTCAGATCCAGACTTCCTGGCTAAATTTGCTACTACTTACTGGGAGATCTTAACAGACTTTCAGAAAGCCGAGATCTGCAAACATAACGCTTACAATGAAGTTATGAAAGATCTTAAAGTAACATTTAAAATTAATCATAACCCAACAGAAGAAAGCAGAAAAAAACAGAAAGAAACAGAAGATAAAATATTTAGTCTTATGAATTATAAGGCCCACGCTTGCATCACAAAAAACAAATTAAAAGTTTGATGCTTGATTTTCCTGGTAACAATAAAAAGGACAATAAATAATGAATCATTATAAAACAAAAACCGAATTAACTTTAGTTATTACACCAAGGACTTCCTATTTACGTTGTAGTTATTACTATTTAAAAGGCTGGGGAATTTCATTAAATGAGTTTAATGATCCAGAATCTTTTTACAACGCTGATATTGCAAGTGTTTATTTAAATGGCAAAGACAGATCCAAGCTGGAAAGGCTTTTAGTCGCAAGAGATATAGACTTTGAAGAAAGAGCACAATTTATGGATCCAGTAATATTAAATTTAAAAGATCATGTTTGTTCACCAATAACAGAAATAGATCATATAGATTTAGGAACAAATAAAGCCATACTTGCAAAAGATAAGGTATTTTCTGAATATCCTGGAGTCTAATTAACTTTTACATTGTTGATAAAATAACCTTGAAAGGGCGTTCATGTAACGCCTTTTCACTATTCTAGGGTCTTTTATTCCAAGGATTTTTCCAATTTTTGACCATTGAGCTCCACGATCTCGAAACGCTGCCGAAATAGCAACAGCCCAAACCAGTTTGCGATCCTCATTATTTAAAAATTTTAATCCTAGATCTATGGCATAGTCTAACCTGGAAATTTCACCAGGAGAAGCTTTTAACATACCTGGATTAAATTTTGTGTAACCATACGCTGCCCACTCTTTAACATAATCAGGCCAGGTTGCTAACTTTTGCTTTCTAATTGCTGCTGGTAATTTTCTTTCTGTTTCTGCTGCCTCTTTAAATAAATCATCTAATTGCAGCATATTAAGTTTTTTTACTTTGGGCATAGTTTAATTACAAAATATCTATTCATTGTTGCTCTATCTTTTTTAAAAGTTTTTTTGCTAGATAAACACAAGAGGAGTTTTTGTTTACTGCAATTTCTTCGTCTAATATTTCAGTTATATCCGTTAGGATTTTTGCTTGATTTAAAATTGCATTTTCTAAACTTTTTACTTTGTCCGTAAAATAAATTAGTTTGTTTTTATTTAAATTATTCATAGTCATTTAAAATATTTTTTAAAATTCTATGCCTGGTTGTAGGATTCATTGTTTGAATATCCTGGAGTAATTGTTTGTAACGATCTACTGACATTTTAGGTTTAAGTTTTTTTAAAACTCTTCGCTGCAATTCATCAAAAGGATATTTTTTTGATCTTTCTACAGCTGCCATATAATCAGCATTAGTTGTTTTTTTTATCGTTGTTAATATTTTTTGTATTTCTTGTTTTGTGATCCAGCTCAATAGTTTTTTTCCAGTTTTTATTACACATTACACAATTACCTTGAATTAAATTTACCATACATATAGGGCATAAATTGTTTTCAATTCTATTATCTATTTCTTTATCGTATGTAACGATTGCATCTTTCATTTGTTATTAAACAGATTTTTAAAACGAACAATCCAATGTTCCCTGGCAAGCGTAGGTATATCACCAATTTTTTTTGGTCTAAAACGATCCGATTTCCAATGCTTAATGTTATCTTTGATGCTTATGTTTGAGGAAATAGATCCCTCTTTTCTTGGTCTGCCTCTTTTTTTAGTCATGCCAACTCCTATTTACTATTTCAACAAAATTATCAAATGGTAAAACAACTAATGGATCCTTACGATCACGCCATAAAAACATAAGATCATTTTCTCCAAGCCATGTTTCTATTGTTTTAAAACCCTCACCATTTGCCCTGGCTTTTACTTCTGCAACAAGTGCAGCGTTTTCTTTACCTCTAATATACAAATCAATATCTCCACTAAAACGACCACCAGCAGCACCACTTAAAGGCACTCTTGCTGCATCAATACGAGAGGCTAAAAGTTTATTGACAATTTCTCTTTCTCTTCTTGCTCCTTTATCCCTGGACATTTTTCCCATCTAACGATCCTCTAGATAAAAATCATTCGGCATAACCGATCCTTGAGTAACTTCTATTATTCTGTCCATATTTTTACCTTTCCTGGGTATTAATTGGTTTGGGTGTCCAGGAGGCATACACCAACGCCTAGCAACTGTTGCCTCATTTTGTCCTACTAACTTTGCTAACTTTGCATAAGAAAGTTTTTTTGATTTACGCCAATCGTCTAACTTCACATCAAACCCCTTGCATTTAATATCTATTATCATTCGCAATAGATAAACGTTATACGTCAATAAATTGTAATAAGTATAAAATTAAATTACATTATACGTCAATTATAAATTTGACAAAGTATAGCGTTGTCGTTTATTGTCAATGTAATTAATTTTTTTGTGTGCTAACAATATAGGATTACATTTTATGGTTAAAGAAACAATGAACACCAGCGTAGCAAAAGCATTGCAAGCAAAAAATCTAACACAAACAAAGCTTGCTGAAATGATACAGAAACCACCAGAAACTTTAAACAGATGGTTAAAACGTAAACAACAAGCACCATTGGAAGAAATAGAAAAGATTGCTAATATTTTAGATATATCTCCTGGAGCATTATTATTTGATAACAAGCCTTTAAAACTTATAGGATCAAGAAATTTAGATGATCCAGAAGTAAAAGTGTTTGATTCTATAAATGCTGAAAATACTGAAGTAAATGTACCTTTTAATATGCGAGCCAACTATCGTGGTGTAATTATACGAGATGACAAATTACAACAAACTGGGCCATTGCATGGTGGTATATATATTTATGATATGCAAAATTACAAAAAGACTATAGATCAAAGATCTTTTTTGAATTTTTCATTAACTGGAGGAACAAGAATAATAGACGGAAAAAAAGTTTATGGTATATACATGGGATCATTAATACCATCTGGAGAAACTTATGGAGTAAATTCAAATCCAAAATTTATGGTCAATAGTGCAATAGCTGGACATACTAAATTAATTATTGACATGACTGTT